GCTGCTGCGGCCTTTTCTAATAATTCATTACTCATTTTTATTTCACCTACCTTATTTTAGTTAAAGATTTCATTTACGGAACCGAGGAAAGCTCCAGACCATTTTGATTTTGATTTAGTAAAAACCTCAGACCCGCCAAGGTCAGAGGACTTCTTAATTGCGGTTTCGCCTTCTACGGCATCTACACGCTTTTGAACACCATCGATGGTGCCCTTTATTTCTGCAACAGCATCACTAAGTGCGCTGTGCTTTTCTGCCAACTCAAAAATTCTATCGTCAACGCTCTTGCTGAAAGCTTCTACAGATGTTTTAATTTCTGTAACTTGTGCAGCATTAGCTTCTGTAGCTTTTGTGAGTGTGTCTGCGAAAAAGCCTTTTAGATCGCCTAACATCTTTGCAAAATCAGGTTCATCAACCATAACTTCTACTGTATCGGCTGCTTTTTCAACGTTGTCGGCAGAGGTTTCATCAGCAACTACATCAGTAGTTTCTAATGACTTGTCAAAAAGATTGACGTTTGATTCATCTGCTGCTGGAGCTTCTACTGCTTCTGCAACTGGTGTCTCTTCAACGATTGCTGCTTCTGCTACTGGAGCATCTACAACATTCTCATCATGATGTGACATTTTATTACCTCCTTCTACGTTTGCCTGTTTTGCTAATTGTGTTTCAGGCAACGGTAATCTTGACTTCTTAAATGAAGCAAGAATTTTATTTATTTCTTTTGATTTATTAATATCAGAACTTTCTACCCAACCAATTAGCGTGGCTGGTTTTCCTGATACTGGTGATTCAAAAGTTTTTTCTGTAGACATAAATACAGAATCGCTTTCTTCGCAATAAAAAATATTTTCTGTAACAACTTGAGTTGCTAAACCTTTATAAACCATTTTTCCGCCAACCTTTTCAATTGAAAAGATATTACATAGTTCGTTTGCTGGCGAATCTACAATTGAAAGTTCTACTAAATCATAATCTTTAATAAATCTTACTGCTTCACCTGTAGCTTTGTTAACTTCATTGTCTGACTCTTTAATTTTTCCGCCGATTGAAAAACCAGAAAGAGTGCCGTCAAGAACTTTTTCCCAAGTATCTTGTGCACCCTTTGAAATGTAAGATGTTACGTAAACTCCATTATAAAATGTTTGAGACTTTTGATCGTAGTATGTTTCAGGCTTAAATGAAACTACTTTACCAACTGCAATTGACTGGTGCATCTCACGAAGATTTCCTCTAAAATTTTCAAATGCTTTTAGACTTGCTTCTGCAGTTACAACGTCACCTGTTTGATCAACATTATCTAGCGTAGCAAAACCAGACACGGTTCTGGTCTCACGATTAACTTTTGTAAATGGAACTGAGAGATGGAGGTTTTCTCCATCGCTGGACCAATGCGACTTTTCGATGTTCATATGCTTAATTTTATAGTCTTATATCATATAAAGCAAATAACAGTCGATTAAACTTATTTGACTTTTGGACCATCTCCCTTGGCATTTCTACCTTCCCCATTTTTATCTGGGGCATTTGAAGCTCTTTGTTGGTCTCTAGTTTTATTTCCAGTAGATTTGGCCTGTTGGTCTGCCGCCTGCTGAGGTTTTAATTCAACGACTTCATCTCCACCATCTCTAGGAATCATATTTTTTCTAATTCTTACTTCGTTAGGAGTAATAACCTGCATTCTTAAATAAATCTCATCTATCTGGCTTTGAGTTATTTCGTCTGTAAGGCTTAGCTCATTAAACTTTAATTCGACAACATCTGTTTTTTCTGCAATTAAATAGTTTAATTTCTTTTCTAGTCTATCTTGTGCTGGACGACAAACCTGCTCTTTAAATGTCTTGTCCGCATCTCTTGCTACAGCTAAATTAACACCTTCAGGAGTTCCAATTTTATTAATAGGAACACGATGAGCTAAAAGGATTTCATCTCTATTTGTTTTACGATAGATGTTAAATGAGGACTCTTGCTCTCCCGCCTCAATTGGCTCCATCTTAAATTCAGTCTTTGAGTCTGGTGTATCCGCTGGAAGTGGAATGTAAAGAGATCTGTGATTCTTTCCTTTTAAGCCGACCTGAAAAAACTCAAGTAATTTTCTTTCTGACTCTGGAGAAAGCTTTGCTCCCTTAACTGTAATAATATATCTTGGAACCGCTTTGTTTTCAAAGTAATCAAGGTTATATCTTCCTGCAAATTCATTTCCTGCTAAAGCTTGCTGTGCTGCAATAATATCTGGAACACCATAATAGTTATTCATTGGTGTATATTTCTTTAAATGAATAATCTCATTTGGTCTGTCTTCTTGGCCAGCAATCGGGCTAGGCGTTTCTAGGTCTCCAAAGTTACGGAAGAATACAGCCTTGCCATAAAGCAATTGAATAAAGCCGTCACGGAATCTACGCACACGCATTGTTTTAGCTGGTATATGACCGATGTAGCCTATATCTCCACCCGTTGTACGTCCTATCTCAATGTACCCGTTTCCTGTGGCCTCAAGGTCTGTGTAAGCCTTTATAAGGGTTTCTGTAAATGACTCTTCTTCGTTACAATCATCAAGCCATTGATCTAAGCCATTCTTAATTCTATTTATTTTTGTACGAGCTCTTTCAAGCTGTTTGTCATCAGTAATCTGATCCATTGCATCTTTTGCTTTAGGTGTTTCTGCAAACGTATATCCTAATCCAACAATATTTGAAACCTTTGCATTAATTGCTGCATAGTTATATGTTGATATTTCATATATTTTTGAAAGATATTCAAGATTGTAGGTTGGCTCAACTAAATCAAATAATGCATATCCGCTGATTGCCTGCTGCAATAAATTTTGTTGTGTTGCTACCCCTTCTTTTCCAACAAAGGCTTTTGAGAAGTCACGGTTTATTTTTCTTTTAAAGTTGGTGCCTAGGCCACGAAGCTTTTTAATTTCATCTAGACTAATTTTAAATGGGTCGTCATGCTCTTCAGATTTTTGAAAATGAAACCAATCTGCACTGTTTGAAATATCTATAGTATTTGATGAGGTTTCATCATCTTCAATATATTCAGCTCTCATTGAACCTTACCATCCCTAAGCATTGCGTCTTTGTAAACACCAATATCTAAAGGATCTGGTGTGAGTCCCCACTTGAGTCTTTCGTTTTGATGCTCAAACTCTTCGTCGTCAATTTTTCTACGCCCTGAAAGGAACTTGGGATTGCCCTCATATATACCAAACGAGCGAACTTCTCTAGCCAAAGCATCGATTCTGGATCTATTACCTTTTTTGGACGTGATCGAAAGAAAGTTGCCATCGTCGTCTCCAATCCATCTGCCGTCAGGCATTTCCCACACATATATCCCTAGGGTGGTTTCTTCAATAATTTTAGTATTTTTGTTTAAGATATCCATAGACCATAATCATACCATTAGTTGTAGCTAAAGTCCAGATTTTGTCTGAGCTTGTGACAAATTTATATACTTATGGCTTCTGGCTGTATTAAAATCAATCTGACAGACGTAGAATCGTTACCTGATGTGCTTTCTGATATTGTTAATGAGGTGTCGTTAATTGAATTTACTATTCTATTTGTATAAAGCGTATAATGATTTAATGTATTATATTCCCCAAGCTCGTCTGGGTATATAGCAAGATTGTTATACATGTGTCCTAAACCAGACTTGGAATCTGATTGATTTTGATTAAATTTAAGATTTGTGGCCTGAGAAGAAAATGTTATAACCACATGATGTGGCAAATCTGGAGATATAAAATCCCATATATTTGTACTGTTTGTTTGATCTATACCATTTACATATATTGAGGCAATTCCTGACTTTGTTATAGTTCCAGCCTGGTTCCACTCGTATATTTTTGACGTAGCAGAAACAAGAACGTTTTCTGAATATCTTGGAGTAAATATCATTTCAACTGTTTTAATTGAGGGCACATTATTTAAATAAAATCCATGGCCGCTGTACATGCGTAAACCATTATTTTTATCGTATGCTAAAATTCTATTATTTTTTTTAGGAAGTGAATAGTCATAGTCTGAAGATAAATAGTAGCCTGAGTTATCGCTGTAAAAATTTTTTGAACTAAAGAACAAAATTTCTAAGCTTTTTAATATTGGCAAATATTTTGTTGTATCAGCTGATGAAATTGTAACTCTCAAATAAAGCAAATCTGAAAACAGATTTTCATTTTTATTAAAATATGGCAATGGGTTTCCATTTTGGCATTCTTGCCAGTTAGATCCGTTGGTGCTGACTTCTACTGATATTCCGTCAACATCATATTCCCAATAAATTTGAGATGTTGTTAAGTTTAAATAATTTGGAACAATAAAAGAATCTATAAAAGAAAATTCTGAGGTTGCAGAGTCTAAAGTTTTTTTAAAATAAAGGTATGATCCGTCATCTGCTATAGACACATTATCTCCATAAATCTCTCTCCATGATTTTGATTCTGGATAAGAGTATTTAAATTTTGGTTTAATTGGCTCTACATTCATGCTAAACAAATATCCGTTATCAAGATTTACTATTTGAGAGTACTTTATTTCTTTTATGCCTTCATTATAATGATTGTTTATTTGAGATTGAGAAAGGGCAAATTTATAAAACGCTACAGAGTCTATAACCAGCTGTTCCTCTGATGTGCTGCTTATAAAATTAATATATTCATTTGTAAATTTATAATTGTTGGTTGGTTGCTTATCAACAATTACACCATCAATATAAAGGGATATAGATCTGTTTTCAAATAATGCAACAATATATTTTGATCTTGAATTTGATACGGTATAGCTAGTCTGTATATCTCCTACTTTAAATACTATGTTTCCGTTTTCATAAAATATTCCAATTCCCAGGTCTGGGTCTGCGACAATTGTAGCGTCTACATCATAGCTTGGCAAAACTGCCCAGGCCTCTATGCTAAAAGAATTATCGTTAAAATATTTTGTTGCTATTCCTTTTGGACTAAATGCAACTATTGTTTGCTCAAGAACTTGTGTGCCTCTTATGCTTCCTGGCACTAATGGCATAAGTTCTTTGCTTGATGTGCTTATTGCATATCCATTATTTATGTTTCCTGAATAGTCGATAATTGGTAATCCGCTTAATGCAGAATATGTAATACCGCTATCTTTTAAATCTTGATATGTTGCAAACTGAGAAATAATTCCAGAGTATGATCCTACTGTTCCAGATCTTACTTCGTCTAAAAGGTAAAATGAATTTGGATGATCATTTAAGACCGCATTCTTATATGACATCTTTACCTACTTTTCTTCTAAAGCTTGTACTCTCGCTGAAAGTTCTTGTACTGCTTTAATTAATGGCGCTATAAATTCTTCATATCTCAAAGCTTGAGTTTTATCTTCTTTTTGAACCCATCCGCCAAAATCTTCAATATTTAAACTGTCTAGAGATTCTTTAACTTCCTGAGCTATAAGGCCATAATGAGTTCTATTACCTGGAACTGCAGTCTCAACTTGATTGCCATCTTCATCTACTGAATAATTTATTCCGCCAACATTAAACTTGTAGCTTACTGGATTTAACAAGTTAATAAAATTAAGACCTAGATTAGATGGAGCTATTGTATTTTTTAAATTTTCATCTGATGTAACTACTGTAGATGTATTTATGTACATGTTTCCTGTTGCAATAACAGATGCTGCTCTTATTGTTCCATTAGAAAAAATATCTTTCCAATATCTTGCTGGTCCACCATCAGATGTATCTTTTCCTAAAGAATATAAGTTTGTAGAAAATGGATACCAGTTTGAGTTAACTCCAGTTGAGGATGTATTTGGTGACATAAGACCAATTCTTAATGATATTGGATCTATGCTTGGAGTTGCTCCATCAACTCCAGTAGGACCCTGCGCTCCAGTTGCTCCAGTTGCTCCAGTTGCTCCTCTTGGAATTGTAAAGTTTAATAAAACATTGCTTGATGTTCCAGAATTTGTTACAGATGCACTTGTTCCTGCAGCTCCTGTTGTAGTGGAGTTTACGGCTATAGTTGCTGCTGCATCTCCTTTTGCTCCTTGCGTTCCTGTTGCGCCAGTTGATCCTGTGGGACCTATCGGTAAAATTAAATTTAAAATTTGAGATGGAGATGTTCCAGTAATTGATGCGCTTGCTGTTGCTCCCGAAGTTACTGTTCCTATTGTTAAAACATTTGATGGTCCTGGACCACCTAACACACCATCTTGTCCTTTGGGAATGTTAAACGTTAAATGTTGTGATGGAGCTGTTCCTGAAATTGTTACAGATGCATTTAGGCCTGCTGTAATTGTGTTTGTTGCAATTACATCAAGAGAGTTTGCTGGGCCAACTTCACCTTGCGGTCCAGGGTTAGCATCAATAAGATCTGCAATATCTTTAGCTAGTAGCGACAGGTCTTTAGGCACGTCTGGAGAATCCGTGTAGTTTGGAAAATGCAATCCGTGTTGATTAGGAACTGTGCTCATTTTTTAATTATACCACCTATCTTGTATATACTGAAAGATGTGATGTGTACCTATCTCCCGATTTAATCTCATTTACTTTGTGAAGGTATGGCTCACTGCTTGGGAATATAATTAGGCTGCCCTCATCTGGCTTTAAAGACACTCCCTGATTTGGAAACTCGATTTCCCCGCCTTCGTAGTTGTTGTTTAAATATAGAATCATAGAAAAAGCAAGATTTGTATGCCCGTCATAGTTATCACAATGAGGACCCATTCCAGGACCCACTCCCCACCTTCTTAATGGAATCTCACTCATTGGCAAAACATAATTTGACGAATCAATATTTCTTGAAGCAAAGTAATTATCAAGACACATTTGAAAAGCCATCTTTATGCTATTTGATATATATAGTATTTTTTGATCTAGTCTTCCAGCGTCTGTGACATCTTTCATATTTGAAGGTAGAACATTTTTGTTATCTCCGTATATTAAAGAGCCATTATTGCTAGCAGTCCAAGGGAACCACTTTGTTATTTTACCGTGGCTTCTAGCATCATTATCAACTTCATTAATAAAATCTAATAGCTCTTTTGGATAGCTTACAACATTTTTATAATACCAAATATTGTTCTCTAAAACATTTGGTATAAACATGTGATACATGTCATTTGGATCAAATTTATTTGATTTTTCGTCTATCATAAATCTTCCACTTCAGATGCTGGTATAGACTTGCCATCTGGTGTTAGACGTAATCCCTTTTCTCTAACTTCTTTCCACTCTACCGCTTCTTCAGCTTGAATTGCTCTAACTTTTTTAAGCTCTTCAGCCCAAGCATCTCTTACGTCTTGTGGATAATCTGATTCTTCTCTATCGTCCCAAAAAGAACCTATTGTGTATCTTGGGCTCTTTTTTACTACAGTAACCTCATGCATGTTTTTGTGACCGCCGTGGAATATTAAAAAAGATCCAGCTTCTGGAATTATTTCTAATGGCAGCTCTCCGTGTTGTGCTTCAAACTTTAAGGTGCCTCCTTCAAAGTCATCATTTAAGTATAAAAATCCAGCGTATCTGCTTCTTGTAAAGGCTCCCATGTTTCCTTCATTATCACTGTTGTCAGAATGCTTTGGTGCAAAAGAACCTGGAAGCCATCTTTGAATATGAAAACTTATTTGAGACATTTTTTCAACTGGCTGATTAGCAACATGTGCGGCTGCTTCTTTAAACCTATTTCTTAGATCAGAAAAATAAGTTGCAGGCAAACCAAATTCTTCTAAAATTGGTTCTCCATCATAAGGGTATCTGGCGGAATATGACTCATAAAAAGATATAGACTTCCAATAGTCTTTGTCGGTATTTTGTAATTTTTTTAATAAAGATGTTACTTTAGCAAGTTCTTCATCTTCTATAAAATTTTTATATAGATGAATGTCTTCTGCTATTTTTATTAGTTCCATTACATACTTTCCTTTGACTCTACATTATGGTTTGCGTGTGCAATCTCTACTGCAATTTCTACACCATCTTCAACGTATTTCATGTTTCTTTTTGTATCTTCTTCTAATCTAATAAATTCTTTTTTCATCCAATTTACTGCACCAAATTGTTTTTGATTTGCTAGCCATTCAGGGCTTCCATCGTAAGGGTACATTACAAAATTTCTTACAAAAAACTTTTGGCCATTGTATATTGTTTTAACTCCATGAAAATATGGTTCGTCTGATGGGAAGACAAGAATGTCTCCTGCTTGTGGCTTATGATTAATCAGCTTTCCATCAATAAAAAATTCTATGTCTCCGCCTTGATAATCATCATTTATGTACATTGTACATGTTAATTGAAACTTAGGTCCAGGCATTTCTCTTTCTGCAATAATAAAATCAGTGTGATACTGCATTGTCATTTTATTTTTTAGAGTGTCTACTCCATCTTTATATTTTGAAAAAGAGCAGCCGCTAAAATGCCAACCTGGCTTTAACTCAACATTGTGTCTTTTTATGTAATCCAACAAAACTAAATCATAAGCTGCTTGAACCTGATCTACAAAATCTTTTTCTTCAATAAACATATTTTTAGTTTTTGTATCTTCTGAAACTTCAGCCAAGTCTTTCTTTTGAGTGTAGGTTCCAAATTTTGCCCATGCATCCCAAGTTTTTAAAAGGTATTCTCCATTTGAAGTTTCCTCAGATTTTTTCATAGTTTGATATAAAGCCTGTGGATCTTTTAAAACATTTCTATAAACATCTATTCTTGGATATAGCTCAATATACTCTAAGTTTGTCATAGCAATTTCTTTCCTATTTCTTCTTTTATTTGATTTAAAAACAAAATGTTTTTTTCGCCTCTTTGCTCTATTTCGTTTGCATATAAAATATACAATAAAGAAAGCCTATCTTGATCTTCTATTTTACCGTTTAAAATAAAATCATTTCTGTTTTCTGTACAAAAATATTCTACCAATTTATTTGCTTTTTGTCCAATTGTTTTAATAACTTCATCTTTTTGCACCTGTTTGTCTATCTTAAAATACTCTGTTCCATATATCGAATGATACATTCCTGCCAGGCATGTATCCTCGTCTAAATTCATTTTTTTTAATATATAAAATGTGTTGTATAAATGACTAAAAAAAGATTTACCTGAATGCTCTATGCCTAGGGTCAGATCTAATAGGACTCTGGAAGCCTCTATTTCTTTTTTGGTTAAATTTTTAATTATCATTTATTTTTTTTCCTATTAAATTAATGTTTATTACACATCTTAAGTTTGTTTTTTTAGGTATAGATGAGGCGTGGTATTGGTCTGCATTAAACAATATGCCTCTTCCAGCTACTGGGTTAATTTTTTGTTTTATAGAAAAGATATCTTTTTTTTCTCCATTATATTTTTCATTAAAGATTACTGTTGGGCCGTCTGAATCGTTTACATAATACAAAAAAACATAATGCTCTCCCTCTGTATGTTCAGGAATAATATCAATAACATTATCTACGTGTGGCATATTTGTTTGCAAATAATCATTTTGTTTTGGAATTAAATTAGCTTTAATTCTAAAAACATCTATAACCTCTATATTGTTTTTTTTACAAAACTTATATAAAACTTTTTCAGCATCTTTTGAAAAATTTGAATATTCTATTTTTCCTAATTTTGCTGTGTGAATAAATTGCATTGAATTGTTTGTATTTTTAGTGTGAACTGCTCGATAATCTCCAGCGTCCATGTTTCCTGTGGGAGTATATATCCAATTAAAGGTGTTTTCATAAGAGTACATTATTTGCTGTAAATAATCTATCTCTTCATCAAGCAAAAAATTGTCATCAATTAAACAATTATTATTTTTCAACTTGATCCAAATGTTTCATTATGGTCCAAAAAAATGGGGAGGTAAATCTATTTCCAGAGGTTACTGGTCTAACTCCATGAGTATAGTTCATGTCTCCTGGGAAAAAATAAGCTGCTCCTGCTTTTGGTTTAAACTCAATTCCATGTTGTGGGAAATATAATTCTCCACCCTCATAATCATCATTAAAATAAAATAAGCCTGCTAGATCATACCAGGGGAAATCATTTGGTCTTCCCTTTTCTATTCCAGTGTGAAATTCTTTATCTGCATGTGGTTCTTGTCTTGCACCTATTGTCCACCTTACAATTGCTGGTCCAGTTTCTTTTGCATCAACATTAAAAAATTTATCTACTTCAATTTTTAATCTTGCAATCATGGAATTAATTAATTCTAGTATACTTGGATCTGATTTCATTAAAGAATGATATGTGCAAACTCTATCTTTCCATATGTTAGCATCATAAAGGACAAGGCCATCTTCATCAACATGGCTTTCTGTTTGATCCCAAACTTTATTATTCATTGCAAAATCAATTAGTCTTGCTCTTTCATCTTCTGTTAAAAAGTTTTCTAGCTCTACTATATTGTCAGATGAATTGCCAAAGAATCCTGAAGGGGTTATTGATTTTGGAGCATGCAAACCAATATCTCTGTTTGCTATTATTTCATTATTTTGTCTCATCATTTTTAATACCCCTTTTATATAATTTTATCATATGTTGCTTTTGTCCTCATGGACCTTTAGCCTAACTGATTTTATTTGATGTTTTCCTAAAATGTTTCCTAAATGATCAACGTCATCTCTATAAAAATTTGTCCACTTTCCAGACATATTTATTTTATATACCTCTTCTCCATAAGCTTTTGGATCAAAACTTAATTCTGGAAGAAGGCTTGCATCTTCAAATATTATTTCAGAATCTTGAATTTCTTCAAGGTTAATTGGAAGAATTGAAAATATTGGAGTATTTGCTTTAATTGTTATTTCAACATTTGGTCTTGTTACTCTTAAAGCACATGGCAATTCGCCATTAAAAAATGAAGTGCTCATTAATGTTGTAAATGGCTGAATGCCGTCCCTTAAATAATTAGGAACTGGCATTGTTAGTAGGCTTATATTTTCATCAGTTTTAAAGCTAATGCCTGTATTAAAGCTTACTGTGGCATTTCCTCTTCCTGAATGTGCATATTTTAATCCTGATAATATTTTTACATGATCTGAAGAAGAGTCTGAAATCCCATCCCATATAAAAGTTATATCCTCTGGAAATGATATTCCCCATCCCAACTGATTGGTGAGGCTTACTGGAAAACATTTGTATGCATGAGATTCCCATGTTTCATCCATCCAGTCTCTCTTAACTGAAAGCTGTGATATGTTTGCAGAATCTTTTTGTTTTCTATATGCCCTTATTTTTATCATTGCCTAGTCTTCTATCAACTAATGCACGGTATTCATCGTTATGCGTATTGTCATTATAATCAAGCATAGTTACAATAGAATATTTTTTTCCGCTTTTAACTGGAAGAGCCACGTGAGAATAAATATAGCTTGAAGGGAATATGTATAGATCTCCTGCTCGTGGTTTAACAGTAATTCCTAGTTTTGGAAAAGCTAGTTCTCCACCCTCATAGTCATCGTTTGGATATGCAACAAGGGAAACGGTTGCACTGTAAGAAAATCCGTGATCTGCATGTTCTTGAAAATGTTGCCCTGGACCATAAGAAATAAAATTCATTACTTCCCAAAAATCCATTCTTACGCTGTGAGCTGTGCAGTAATCTTCGACTGGACCAGACTGTGCATGTTTTGCTAATTTCCATATTTCATTAAATTCATAATCATATGGATTGTTAGGATTTTTAATTTCACCAATTTTTATATCTTGGCAATCCCTATACTTTGGCCTATTTTCATTATAGCCAACAGTTGCTTCTTTCCAATTAATTCTTCCAGCACTGCTGTCAATTAGGTTAAGCAGTCTAGGAACCAAATTTAATTCTGGTTTAATTACGTCTTTATATACCCATAATCCTGGAAATAAAATTTCTTTATTTGACCATGTTTGTGTCATAACATCTCTTTCTTTATTTATAGTTTATCAATTATAAACTATTTTGTCAAGAGCTAAAATTTATTTAATTAATCCCAGAACCCTGGAGGTGCGAAGAACCCTGGAGGTGCGAAGAACCCTGGAGGTGCGAAGAACCCTGGAGGTGCGAAGAACCCTGGAGGTGCGAAGAATGAAGGTGGCGCAAAGAACCCTGGAGGTGCGAAGAATGAAGGTGGCGCAAAGAATCCTGGTGGTGCAAAGAATGAAGGTGGAAAGAACGGTGCAAGAGTTGTAACCGAATTTGAGGCGGCTGATTCTTGAGAAGTTCCGTTTGCATTTGTAGCTTTTACATAATATGTTTGCGATGTATTGGCAGTTTCAGAAACAGTATAAGAAGTTGATCCTGTTGAATATGTTGGGCCATCGCTTGACCTTAATGTATAACCTGTTATTGCTTTTCCTCCATTTGCAGGTGTTGACCAAGATACTGAGTCTTGGTTTACCTGCGCTGTTGCAGATGGGGCCGAAGGAGTTGCTGGAACAGTTGTAACTGTTACTGTATTAGATGCATTTGAAGCAGGGGATGTTCCATATTGATTTGTAGCTGTTACAGTAATTGTTGTTGTCATGTCTGAACCAAAACCAGTAATGGTTATTGGTGAAGATGATCCTGTTGCTGAGTGAGTCATGTTATGAACACTGCAGTAACCAGATGCTGTAAAAGATGTTGCAGGGTATGTAGGATCAGGTGTAAATGTTACTGTAACTGCACCGCTACCAAATGGACGGTTAGTACCAACATCTGTCGCAGTTCCTATTGTTGGTGCAAATGGAGCTAGGAAGTTATCCTGTCCTGATGATTTAATACCAAATTTCTTATTAGCCATTTTTTTCCCCTATTTCTTTTATTTTATTAAGCTGTTAGGTCTCCAAGAAGTACCCATGTATTTGCTGCTCTCTTTACAAGAGTTGCAGATGACCATTGTGCACGAAGCTTGTTTCCTGGTGTGTAATTTAATGTTACGCCAGCTGCAGGTGACACTGTTAATGCTCCAGCTCCTACTCTCAGAATATCCAAAGATGTTCCTACTGGATAGTTTGTTGATGAATCTGCTGGAACTGTTAATGTTGTAGCTCCTGCTGCATTTATTTCAATTAATGAATCACGTTCTGAAAGATTTGAAAGAGTGTAGTCTGTTGTTTTTGAAATAATTGTTGTCCGTGATGGAACGCCTTCTTTTGTCTGAGTTCCATCTGTAAATGCTACTCCTGCTGCATCAACTGTTACTGTTCCAGTAAATGTAGGATCTGCTAAGTTAGCTTTTAAGCCTAGGCTTGTTGAAAGTCCTGAGATTTTAGATTGTGCGATTGCTGCTGAAGCATTTATATCTGCATCAACAATTGTTCCATCTACAATCATATCTGATGTAATGGCACCAGTTCCAATTGAAAGTGTTGAACCAGACTTAGTAATACCAGCACCTACAGTTACTGCTTGTGCTGCGTTAAACTGTGTATAAACAATATTATCTGTTCCAAGAGTTGCTGCACCTGATGGTGAAGACAAGATAAATCCAATACTTGCATTTGTAGAACCTTCTGTTACGAAAGTAAAATCTCCACCTGCAACTTCCCCATTTGGATTGTTATCAGAATCTGCTGAACGAGTAAGAACCCACTTGGAAGAAGAACCTCCCACAGAAGTTATATCATAGATACCATTTTGCTTTGCATCTGTTTGTGATTTTACAAGAATTCTATCACCAACAGCAAGAGTTACTCCATCTGCTGGGTTAATTGATTGATTTACGGATGCTGTTAATGTTGCTCCATAACCATTTGTTCCATTTGCATATACTGCTGACCAGTTAGTTGTTGTTGCAATTTTAACTGATTTATGAAAGTTAATTCCAGAAGCAATTCCATCTACGTAAGACTTAGTTGCTGCATGAAGATCTGATGTAGGTGCACCTGAAAGTGTAAGTGCTCCTGTCATTGTTCCTCCAGCAAGCGCTAATTTGGCATCAAGTGCTGTTTGCTGTGCTGTTGAAACAGGTTTTGCTGAATCTGCAGTATTATCTACATTTGAAAGCCCAACCATAGACTTTGTAATACCAGAAACAGTTCCAGTAAATGTTGGTGAGGCAAGTGACGCTTTGAGCGCAAGTGCTGTTGATGTTGCTGAAGATACTGGCTTATTTGCATCTGATGTGTTATCAACATTTGCAAGGCCAACTGATGATTTTGTTAGTGCAGAAACTGCAGTTGAAACTGCTGAATCTGCATAAGTTTTTGTAGCAAGTGCAGTTGTATCTGCAATGCCATGAATATTTGTTGTGTCTGCCTCATGTGCTGTAAGTGATGCAGTTGATGCTTTTGTATTAATTTGTGTTTGAAGGCTATTTGTTGTTGTATTAATTGAAGTAACAGATGATTCAAGTGAAGATATTGTATTTTCAGCTGAATTTAAATCAGTTACAAGTGTATTTACTGAATTGACTAAACCTTGAACTGGAGCAAGTTGCTGTTGAATTCCTGATGTTACTCCATCAAGATAACCAATTTCTGTTGATGAAACATTTCCAATTGATGTATTTGCAGGAAGAACTACTGTGCCTGTAAATGTAGGAGATGCTGATGGAGCTTTTGCTGCAAGATTTGTAACAAGATTAGCAATTTTTGATTGATCAATTTCTGCATAAGTATTTATATCTGCATTAACAATTGTGCCATTTGCAATCATTGATGATGTAACTGTTCCTTCTGGCAAAGTTACTGTTCCAGAAAAATAAGGTGATTCTTTTGGCGCATATATTGCCTCTGCTCTAGTTGTAGAAAGCTTTGAATCAATTTGAGTTTGAATTGCTGAGCTAACTCCGTCTAGATGTTGAATTTCATCATTAGTAACATTTCCAATTCTTGCTGAGTCTGCATGCAATCCTCCAATTTCAAGAGAATCTTTTGTATACGTTGTAAAATCTACTGTTGTTGTTGGTTCTGCTATTACACCTGAAAAAAGTTTCCATTTTCCATCTGATGCATCACGAACAAGACCTGAGTGCTGATATGTTCCATTATTAAATGCTGCTACAACACCAAGATCTAGGCTATTTGATTGATTGTTATCGCCAATGTAGATCATTGGGTCATCAATTGTAACATTTGTTGAATTTACAGTTGTAGTTGTTCCATTTACTGTTAAGTTTCCAGATATTGAAACATTTGTTGCATTAACATCTGTTGCTGTTACTGTTCCAACTTCAACAAGAGGTCCTGTAAATTTTGTATCAGCAGCAACAACTGGATTTAATTTAACAATTAAATCATTATTATCTGTTGCATTAGTTACGGAAACTGAACCTTGTCCTCTTAAACCTGCTGTAAGAGTTATTGTATTATCTTGATCGCTATAATAAAAAGTTGATCCTCTTCCAGAAACTAACGTTGAGCCAACTACGTCTTGAATTGTTTCTGTAATATTTAATTGAGCTGCTGGAATTTTTCCAGTGCTGTCTAATGATGCAACTCCGCCATTTGCTCCACGATCTGCTAGTGGAATGTAGTCTGTATCAAGTGTATTTGCAAGTGCTGAAACTTGAGCGTTTACATATGACTTAAGTGCTACTACGTTTGAATCAACGTTAATTGTTATTGTGTTAGCACCATCATTGTAAGTTTTTGAAAGTCCTGCACCCATTGTAAGTGCAGTGTTAATTGCGTCTTGGGAAATTTCACCAATCGCTACATCTGAATTGTTTGCATATGCAAGGGCGGTCCAGGTAGATGATCCGTTACCGAATTTAAATAGGTTTGTGTCTGACTCGACACCCATTTCTCCTGCTGCCAAAATTGGATTTACTGAGGTCCACTGTGCTGCTGTTCCTCTTCTTACTTGAATTCTTACTGTTGACATATTTGCCACCCCTTATTTAGACTTATTTGCTAATTATAACATCACAATAATTCCAAAACAATTAATTAATTGTTCCAGAATCGAATGTCATGCTATATGTTTCTGTTGAATAATCTCCGCCATTAGCGAATTTTGTTCCTGTTGTATTTACTCCATTTGCATAAACTGTATATATTGGCTGGCCATCGTAATCGATAGCAAGTCCAATATCCATAAATGTTACTGCATTTGTGTCTTCTGCTGCGTCTGACAAGAAAGCGATATCTTTCCAGACCCCACCAATCTGGATCTGCAATCTACCAGTTGAGGAATTATAAGCTATAGGGGTTGAATTTAATACAAGGTTGTCTACATTTACAGCCGCATTAAAAGTTGCAGCTCCTGTTACGTTAAGACCATTCTTAACCTTAAAGTTTTTATCTACTGTTGCCATTTAAGTTCACTATCCCCTAATTGTTTTGTTGAGGTTTTGGTGGGACCCCATACCCTTTATTTAATTATTTAATTAGTGTTGCGTATACCATAACATCTGTTGAGGCATATGTTGTGGTTACCGCTATAGAAACATTGCCAGATGCGTAGGCAGCTGTTACTGTTCCAAGCTCTAGATCTGTTGAAATTGTTCCAAATTCTGTTATTGCAACATTGTTGTTTGTATCTAATGTTAGTAATACCTCAGAAACCTGAGTATTAACTCCATTTTTTAACTTAACAATTGCCTTAGCTGTTCTGTAATCTGCTGCTGCCCATGTTAAAGCGTTTACAGTTGATGCAGATGCTACATTTGATGTAGATGCCTTTACTGCCGCTACATCATTTACATTTACTGTAGTAAATGACGCTGTACCATTTTTTGCATTTACAAGAGCTGCTGCTGCTGTGGCTTCTGCTGCAGCCTGGGCTGCGTTAGCCTTTGTGCTAGCGTCTGTTGCTGCTGTAGATACTGCTGCTGCAATATCTGTTGCAACTTGTGTAGAATTAGCTTTAGTTGCTAAAGCTGTTGTAATAGTTGTTGTGTAGTTAGCATCATCATTAATTGCTGCTGCTAATTCATTTAAAGTATCAAGAAGTGC